ATTATTTGTACCTGTAGTGTTTGCTCCTAAAGCATCTACACCAACTGCTGTATTGCTTGTAGCTGTGGTATTGGCATCTAATGCATTTTTACCAACGGCAGTATTGTTTCCGCCAGTTGTATTTGATAAAAGAGCTTGATAACCAACTGCTGTGTTATGAACAGCAGTAGTATTAGCTGTTAATGCCTGATAACCAACAGCAACTCCTTTATCTCCAACTGTGTTTGCAGCAAAAGCACTTGCTCCTACTGCGGTCATATTACCTATTGTAGTGTTTACCTCTAATGCTGACCTGCCTATTCCTGTATTATTTGTTCCTGTTGTATTAGCATTTAAAGCATTTGTTCCAACAGCTACATTATTTGCTGCTGTATTTGCACTTAAAGCATCAAAACCAATAGCGGTATTATAATTACTAGTAGTATTAGCATCTAAGGCTTGATAGCCGATAGCTGTGTTACCTAAACCTGTGGTAATTGCACTAGCAGCAAATCTACCAACTGCTGTATTTGCATCACCAGAAGTACAAGCATCTAAAGTTTCAGAACCTACAGCTACGTTTGAAGCACCTGTAGTGTTTGCATTTAAAGCAGATGCACCGACTGCGGTGTTGTTTGATGCTGAAGTATTTGCTTTAAGAGCATCTTTACCTATTGCAACATTAAGCCCCCCTGTCGTATTTGTTTCCATTGCAGCCAATCCAACCGCAGTATTACTAATTGCTGTTGTATTATTTCTTAAGGCTGCACTACCTATAGCTACATTTAATTCACCTGAAGTATTATCTTCTAATGTATTTGCACCAATAGCAGTATTGTTACCACCACTAAGAGAACCATTAGATAAAGCCGTATCACCTAAAGCTACGTTGTTTGTACCAACTGCTAAGTTACCTAATAATCCGCCTGTTACTTTTGTTATTGCCATTTGTTTTTATCTCCTGCCTGAAGGTATAAAGTCTACATATAATCCATTAATTGTATATGGAGCTTTGTTGTCCTCACTTATAAATGTAAAATTATTACTGGTTCCACTTCCTTGTAGTGCTACTCTAATCATAGGATTCTCTGCTCCTCCAAAGACGTTAGTGTTAAATAAAGCTTCACCAAATATTGATGGTGGGTTTATTGTTCCTAAGTCAAATAGTTCAGGAGGTTGTGGTATATCCGTATTACCATATTCAAATCTAACTTGTACATCCGGTGATACTATACCTTCTGCACTTGAAGAAACTTTTAAATAGTGTAAAGTTTTTAAAGTTCCTAAATCACCATAATCATAATCAGGTGTAGCATATCTTGCTAAGACGTTAGTTCCATCAAAATCATTACCTGAATCGTGTATATACACATAGCCTGTAGTAGAACCGTGATAATATTTTTCCACACCATTCGCATTAAATCCTGAACCTATTTCTGTTACTTCTATTCCTCTTGTTTCTGACCATTGAAATCCATCTGGTCTTAATGTTCCTATAATTCCTTTTTGTTCACTAGCATCTCTAGTAGTATCTGTATAAAATAATCTATACTGTGACTTTTCTCTTAACACTAAACTACTTATAGTGTAGTTGTTAATACTTTCAGCTAAACTTGTTACTAAAGGCTGTATAGCTTTACTAACGGTACCTAACTCAACGTCACCAATTCTCGCTGTACCAGCAACTGTTCTCAATCCATCTGGTGCTAAAAATATTAAGTCACCACCAATCTCTTGAATACTATAACCACTTAAACAGCCTACGTTTTCTGCAACTGGTACAACTGCTGTATTTTGACTATCGTTTATATTTATAAGTTTATGTATGCTGTTTTCACAAAATATAAATAAGTCTTGACGGAAACCTTTAACACCTACAACTTTATCTGATATAGTTACTGACCCTGCTCCAGTTCCACTAAAGTCTGAAGGGTCGTTATATATACTATAAAAAACTGTATTCTCGTTATCTTCTACACCAGCAGCTATTAAATGATGGTCATGTGAAGTTATAAACGTAGCGTATTTAGTTCCTGTAACGGTTACTTCTTCTGTAAAGTATGTTCTAGAACTTAAAGCTCCTGTGCCTTCCATTCTAAAACTAAAAGGTTTATTAGCTCCGTCAGCTATAACTATAGTACCATAATCTTGTGCAGCACCTTCAAACATTGCAAACTGACATTGTCCTTGTCCAGTTCTAGCTGTAGCTGTACGTCCTGTAAAAGTTGTATAGTTATCACCACTACTATGCGATAATTTATTTATCTGTAAGTAAGTAGTTCCATCTTGTGTAAAGTATATATTAGTACTTGCACAAACTATAACTCCATCTGCATAAGGCATAACACCTAATATAGTATTGTTACTACCAGTTGGTTGATTAGTACCAAACTTTGCAAATCCATTGATACGTCTATATCCACCTTCTATAGAGACTTCAAAGTTTCTAAGTTCTCTTGCAACTCCCGGAGTCTTAAGTAAATCAATTGAGTTAGCTGATTTAACTAAGCCACCACTACATGCAACAGTATAAGGTTGTGAACGTGCCATATTTAGAAGTAAGTTCTATCGTCTGTCATATACTTTGGAGCTGGATTCATAAGATTAGATTTCATATATTTCATTCCTTTCTTATAATCATCCAATGCGAAAGCTGCTTGTTGTGGGCTTTCTTTAAACTGCCAAATATAATAACGAACTCTAGCTGTTATTATGTTACTGTATTGCTCTGGTAAAACGATTGTATCATCATAAGCTGATAATGCAGTCGGTCTTACGAAAGCATAAAAGTGTACATTATAAACCTTGTCAGGTATTGGACTTAATCCAAACTTTCTATTATCTGGAGACTTAATTACAAATTGAGGTTCTCCATGATTTTGAGTATCTGCATCATCTGCATTCTCATCATCTCTGTAGTATCTTTTCCAATCAGCAAGAGTTAAAAATCTTAAACCTTTAGAAACATAAGGTGTTGTTTCTCCTGATACGTTAATAGTTGTGACATAAAAATCATCCCAATCTATTGATGCATAGTCTGTAGTGATACTAGAACTATCAGACTTTAACGTATACCATCTTTGACCTGCTACAGTAGGTACTGTTACATTACCATAGAAAGGGTCAGTACTCCCACTAACATTAGCAGCAAAGAAAGGCAGTTGTGGTTCTTCATTGGCTATATCAAAGATTGCTTTGTTTACACTATCTTTAACAAACTTTTGAAGACCTATAGCGTTTGCAAAGTTTGCAGACGTTAAAGGAATCTCATTAAGTTCTCTTAATACTTCGTTAGTTATGTCAAGATATGTAGTAGCCATTATTTTTTGTGAACCTTTTGAATTGCAAAGTTAGCTGTTAAACTTGCACCTTTATGTTTAACAAACTTACCTGTGTGTTTCATTAATTTATATGTTTTACCATCTTTCATCCAATGGTATCCTTTAGGTGCTTTAACTTTCATATTAACAAGGTTTAGCTTTTTCCATAGCTTTACCGCCATGTTTATAAGCAGCTCTTTTCATTTTACCGCCACCCATCATTTTCTTTTTAGCCATTCCGCCATCCATTTTTTTCATTCTTTTATCTTTACCGTATTTCATTTTATCTCCCTGTTTAAAAAGTGGAGGAGTCCTAAGACTCCCCCGAATTGATATTAGTCAATCACATAGAAAGCTGATACTAAAGCTTCAGGTCTAAGTACTTTCGCACCATAAACATGTAAGCCTCTAACAATATCACCAAACGATGTTGGGTCTCTCAACACTTCTGTTGAAAGGATAGTGTTAGCAGTAGCAGTAGAACTCATATGTCCAGCCATAACTTTACCAGTTGCATTAGATGTTGCAGCGATATTGTTAGATTTGTACATATCAAATCCTCTTAACTTTCCACTTGAAACTAAACCATTTCTGATTGAGCCTTGACCAGCGTTAAAGTCAACACTTAATAGTTTAGAACCAGATTGTGCTAACTCTTCATAAAATGAAGGTGGAGCAACAAACCATCTACCTTCTTCAGGTACATTCTGGTCATCCATTAGTCTTGCCATTCTTGCCATAAGGTCAATAGCATCTACACCAGTACCATCTGAACCAAGTAGGTCTACAGAGTTAGTTGCGTGAGCCATAGTGGCATCAGCAGTAGCACTGTCAGAACCGATGATATGGTCAGGTGATGATGCAGAGCAACCAGAGAACATAGTTGCTAAAACAGCAGCATCATATGAATCTTTCAATGCATATGCAGCAGAGCTTGAAGCAACTTCTTTGAAGTTCACATGTGACATATTTGTTTCAATATCATCTACGATGAATTTGAAAGCTTTAGCACTGTCAACAACCAAAGATATTTCTTGGTCAGTTAGTTTCGTGTCAGTAGTATCGCTACCTCTTGTGTAGTCTGATACTGAAATGACAGGTTCTTTGATAATCTTTACAGAGTCTCCATAAGCAGATATTTCACCAGCATAGTCGGTGTTAGTAATAGCTTCTACCACTGAGGCTTTTCTAAAGAAGTTTAAAACCTTTTTAGAGTAAACCGAAGGTAAAAAGAAACTATTAGTTTGTCCACTTACAGAGTTTGCAAAGTTAGCATTTGTATCTGTTGAGGGTTCAAAATATTGAGCCATGATACTTCTCCTTTAAGTTAATATAGTTTATTTAACGATTCTGCCTTCTTGCATTGCATCTGATATTTCCTTTTCGTATTTATCAAATTCAGCAACACTCATTGCAGCAATCTCCTTTTCTGACCATACTTTCTGTTGAGTTGGTTCTATACTTTTTGTTTTAGTAGAAACCATATCTGAAGCAGATTTTCTGGTCGGTTTAGAAGATGACTTAGCCTTTGTAGGTTCAATACCAAAATCTTTTTTAAACAAATCTAAAGCACGTGAAGCTAAGTCAGCATCGTCAGCGTTTGAGTATATCCAATCTTGAATAGACTTAGGCTGCTCTTTT